TTTAACAGTATTGTAAGCATAGCTAGTCGCTTCTGTAGGGCTTGAGCCAATTGCTGTGTTGTTAAAAGGCTCTTGCTCGCCGATATCAACACCATCATGACCACCCCATAGAGGCATTGTAAACCTGCTGTAACCAGCGTCTAGAGAGGCTGTATGTGCCCCAGCAGCGCCATTTAAAGAAGTTTCAGCAGCAGCCGAACCTGACTCGTAAACTCCACCAGTCTTCACATCATCTAGTGTAAAGATGAAAGAATACTCAAACGATCCACCAGCAGTAAACGTAGAAGACGCACCGGGAGCAGGTCTAACATAGTCAGCATAGCCTGGATCGTGTCTAGTGCTAGTAGCAGTAGTTGTTGGCTGAATTCCAAAATAAGCCTTAGTAGGATCGGAAAGGCCCCCGTCAGAGGCGTTTGATCTAAGTGGGATAGATGGGAATATGAAAGAAGCAGTGAATTGAGCACCCATTCCAGCATGATGGAAGAAAGCAGTGTCATCCAAATCAGTTGGTCTTGCGTCTGCTGGCACTCTCGCATCCGAGCCTGTAGCAAATGTATCAACCTGTGAGCTGTTCGAACCTGAGTCGAATGTATCGACACTTCCAGAAAACACACTAAAGTCATGTGGCTTAGGAGGACCATAGAAGCCAAATGGCAGCAAGGAAGGGGCAGCCAAGCCATCTGCCACAATAGCGTTCATGACAACGTAAATGTATTTAGACTGGTTATCGAACTCGCCATACTGGCGAAGTCTTCTTTCTGTAGTATTCCACTGTACATACTTATCACCAATCTTCTTAGCAATGTAATCCTCGGAAGCAGGATTCAAGTTGCAGCCTGTGAACTGCTCAACAATTTCAGGTGCATTATCAGAATCACTTGCACGACGAATCTGAACAGTGAAGGTTCCGTAAGCGTCAATATCGTTTCTTGGAGCCTTAATATCAGCGATTGAAATCTTAAGGTTCTTTGAAGCCCACTCAGCGTGATTTAGGGCCACGAATTTGAATAGGTTCTGTGTATCTACCTGAGCATCAAAGCTTGTGTAGGTTGTAGAAGTATTCTGCGAGAACACAAATCCAGTCTCACCATCGTCAAATTCTCTTCTCTTGTAGGAAAAATTGTTAGCTGCTGTCTCATCCAGGCCAAGTGGGACAACAATTCCGTAAATGTCTCCAGATAGGCCAGGATCGTCAATGGCAAATCTCTCAAATGTCTCACCAAGCCAGTATTTGTTGGCTACGTTTCTAACATCGGCCTGTGTTGTGTGATCACCATCTCTACCATTTCCAAGTTGTGGGTTCGTGTTAAATACCTTTCTAATATACTTGGAAGAGTTTCTGTCAAAGTTGAAAGAAGAAGTGTAATGACTTATTCCATCGCTAATAACTGCTTTGAATAAAGAATCGTTTGTCTTCAATAGACCAAGGGTTCCCTTATCGTCTGCAGCTGCGATATTTGTTCCAGAAAGTTCTACCGTGGCTCCGTTAGTGTAGAAAACAGCTGCAAGACGACCATCACCAATATCAACATTCTTCATGTCAGTGGATGCAGAAGCGAACACAAACAGACCATAAGCTCCATCATTAGTCGCAGTGACAGTCGTAGGACCTGCATCGCCAGCCTGCCAGCCAGCTAGTCCCTTTCCTGTTGCGCTGCCGTCCTGTGCCCCAAGTAACCTAACATAATTAACAGGACCTACTCCAGCACGAAGGTAAGCCATGGCTGCGTAAGCGCCGTATGTTGGCCCTACGTAGTTGCCATCACGCCATACATCGTCACCACGTCCACCTGGGATCGGGTTACCGTAGAACTCAATAAACTCAGAAGGAGAGTTAATTCTGATTGGACGCATTGCAGGGCCGTAATCAGAACGACCAATGATGATTGGTCCAACATCCGGCAAGTCGTTCGGAAGCTGTGAGTTATCAACTTCGTTAATAAAAATGCCAGGGGATACGAATCTAAACTTTCTTTCAGCCATTTGGTAGAGTCTCCTAAATAGATATCTTTACGTAATAAATAGTATTTTAAAAGACGAAAGTCTGATTTTACTCTCTATAAAACAGGTGGATGCTCCTAGTGGAGTCAAACTCTGGGATATCGCCTACTATAACTCTTTCTCTGGGTATCTTAACTTCTACAGCGTTTTCTCGTACTGTGAGCTTTGGTCGTTCCCTATTCGGGCCTTCTCCGATAAGATAACCCAATATTTTAATTGTTATTGGCACCTCATACATACGTTCTTCTTCACCTAACGAAGCAACGTTGCTTGTCTGCCCAAAGTCTCCCTGTATGAAACCTTCAAAGCGATGACCCTCATGGTCAATAAAAAAGTTATTTATTTGTCCAGTGCTTGTGATAAATGGAGTTATGATTTCGTTTATTTGCTGTTGGTATTCTGTTCTTACCGTTACAGCGTAATCCACAACAACGTAAGTTGGAATAGGCATAGAAATTGTTTCATACACAACCTTGCCTGGGTTCTTTGATGGAAAGTTTTGCTGTCCTACCCCAACGTCTGCAGCACTCATAGAGCCCTCTAGTCTAGCCGTGTCTGCGTTTAAGAAGTTGGATGTTTTCTCCTGCTGTATCTTTCTAGCAACTACAAGCGCACCACCTTTAAAATCATTTGTCTCTGGTATATGAGACCAAGCAACCCCTTTCATGCTAGGGTCTTTCTTCATTGATTTTCTTTCTATAGTGAGCATAGGAAGTTTAAGGATACCCTTATCATCCCTCAGCCCCTTATCTCTCTTGATTTGCAGTGCTCTTTCTGCAGATACCCAGATGACAGGTACCTTCTTAAAGCCTTTATTTGTAGTTACTGATATGTTCAGTGTATCATTAATATAATTTAGGAAAGCCGTATCAATTGTTTCAATCGTGGAAGGCATAAAAGAAACTTCTTTTAGCTTTCCGTCGATTCCTTTTATGCCTGTATAACTATTATCATGTGGCATCGAATAGGCCCTCGCGTGCTCTTATACATTTAGCAGATATCTCTAGCTTGTGGTCAATCTGTCCATAGATTAGCTTTGGTTCAGAAAGCGTTACAATCTCATATAATGAGTTTCCATAAAGAACAAAGTCTCCCTCTCTTACAAAAAGATTTTGATCTTCTGTTAGTCTACGCTTATGAAAATGAATTGTAATTCCCTGTGTCTTGTCCAGGCCAATGTTTTTGGTATATTCTGTTTTAAGGCCGTCGTACTCAATGAGAGCTTTGACTGCAATCGGAGGTAAAAAAGTCTTTTGTATTGCCTCCCCGTATACAGGATGGTACTTGGTTCTCTCCACATCTAGAGGGTAGTAAGCAATTGTTTGGCCCACAACTCTTTCAATAATCTCGTCGTTAACTTGTTTAACGAGATCTCGCTCCTTCGCACCAGTAAAGAGCGGAGGAGGCGGAGCATCAGGTTGTGTCCATTTATTTGCCATTTAGTTATCCTACGAAGATTGGTGAAGGAACTTTCTGAGATATCTTTTCTGCTGCATCCATAAGCTCTGCATCAGTCTTCGCAATCTGTAGATAAGTTGTTTCATCTAGAATCTTCTTTAGCTCATCTACTAATGCTGTCTTCTCTGCTGCTGCTTGAGACAGAAGATCGCTAGAGTTTAGAGTTACATTGTCTCCAGGGATTGGAATGTTGCCACCGAACTTGCCACGAATTTGACCAAGCATTTCTTTACTAAGTGCTAGAGCAAAACGCCTAATCCAATGCTTTCCAATCGCGTTAATGTTAGAATATCCGATGTTATCAAACGGAAGAGAGTTTATATTGTTAATGCCATTGATTCCGGTGTCCGTGGTTCCGTCTTCTTCCCACGCATTTCTCTCAATTGTAAACTTAACAAAGAATCTGTCTGTGATTCTATTGTCCGGTGGTGGGTAAAGAGTAAGTTTATTGTTTATAATCTCATAGGAGTAGTGAGAAACTCTTGTGTAGATATGGTCCTCATACGCCATCGCCTGCATCTTATTCTGCCATGCAGGGATAATCTCAAATGTTGAATCATCTGCAAACTGACCATAAGTAGCCATATTACCGATAACGTTAATGCCACCGTAGTATCCGAAGAATCTCCACATAGCTGCTGGTGTCTTGTAGTAAACCCTTGTGATGCGTACTTTATTATTGCCTACCAGGCCACTAAAGTCCACAGCATTACCAGTGCCAGAGTCCAAGCCAGTGTCGGAAGCACCAGAAATAATGTTTTGTAAATCGTATGTTGGCTGCCCCTGAACCGTGTTGAAAGAAGCAGAATACTCTGTTAGGTTTCCTCCAAAGCCAGCGTACTCTGCTACTCCTTCTCCCACCTTTCTAGCATAATCGAACCGGAATCTAGGATACTTAAGATTAATCTTAGAGCCATAGCTTGCACTAGCGTCTCCACCAGTCATCTGACCTTCATGGTCGAAAGAAGCAGTAGCTTGCCCCAGTACGCTTGGAAGAGCATTCTTTGATTGATGTAAGTTAATCTGGTATGAGTATTCTAAAACTGCTTCTTCATAAGCAGAATACACATTTGCCGTAGTTAGCTCAATATCTAGAACATCGCCACCAAGCTTCTTATAAACATAAGCTACTTGGTCTGCAGCACCTGATACAAAGTTTTCATCATATAGATCTCCTCCCGTTGTATACAAGCCAATTGGATAATTCGTAGAATTACCTGCACCATCTGCTGTTGTGATGGTACTGCCTGTAGACGGGAGGATCACCTTACTAGAGGTGCTAGCGGGTGTCAGATTGGGAAGTGCCATAGAGAGGTTCTCCTAATACATAGTAATTAGTTTGATTATGCTAAAACCCCACATAGCTACAATTATTCTGGCTGTTCAACGCTCACAGTCTTTTTGGGGGCTGCCGTCTTGCGCGGCTTACGCTTGGCTCTTGGCTTACGCTTAGGCGCTGGCTTGGGTGGCTCTTCAGCAACTGGCTCTGGAACTACTGCTGGAACTGGAGCTTCAACAATCTCCTCTTCTTGTAGCAGTGGAGCAGTAACCTCCTCCAATACCTCTGCTGTCGTCTGGGCCTCTTGCTCTTGTGGCAACCCTCTCTTAGAAGCAATTCTCTGTCGTACCATAGCGTATTTTGTGGCATACTTTGCCATAGTCAAACGTTTCTTTCTCTTGCCCATAATAACTCCTTTTGGACTTAAAAACTATAATCAGTTAGTAAAGTTATACGTACCAGAGATGTGGCCTTCACCAACCCAGCTGTAAGTTCCTCCGATATTATGGGCTGTGAGGCGCACAACGCCCATACTACCTTGGCTTGATGTCATGTGGATGCCATAGGACTGGAAAGGACATTCATCAGACTTTACATTACTGTCTGCTCCACCGTCATTGTAGAGGAAAAGGCCGCCGACAATGTTGTTGGAGCCAGTGATAGAGACTGTCTGTGTCATGGATGGAGCGGAAAAGATTTCAAAATAAGCTCCATCGCCTGCCTCTGGCAAGGTTAGCGTAATTGCGCTTGAACCACTGCACACGTAAGACTCTCCAGACTCTGATTGGGTCAGTGTCTTGTCTGCTGTTACATTCTCGACTCTCTTCCTAGAAGCTACTCTAGCTACTCTTGCTGAACGTGCCATTTGTTTTTCTCCATGATAAAACGTTACAGTATAAATAGTATTTAACTTGCCTAAAAGCAAAAAACCCCCAACCGGATGGAAAGGGGCTTAGAAGATTAAAAGCTATTTCTTACTGGTCGCCAAACGCTAGTGTTCCGCCTGTTGCTCTACCAGTACATAGCCATTTAGTGCCGTCGCTGTAGCACTCAAGATAAGAACCAGCTGTACAGCCAGCGCCAAAGGTTACTTTATCTTTATTGGCAGCTGATTGACTTAAGGCATCAATCTCGCCCGTGGCAGACTCTTGAACTAAATATCCATCCATTCTAAGGTTTGCCTCACTAGCATTAATAATCACAGATTTACCGCCACCGACGACGACACTGATCATAAACTTGAAATAAGCTCCATCTTGCACTGCCGGTAATGTAATGACAACATCGTTTGTTGCATCAATAAAATAAAGCTCACCAGTCTCAGCAGCTTGGATTGTTTTCGTAGCATCAGCAGACGATGCATCGATTGTCTCAACTCTCTGGCGGCTTGCAACTCTAGCCGATCTTGCAACTCTTGACATATTAATATCTCCTTTTAATTACAATAATAGGCTTACCGCCTCTCTATCACTTATAAATAGTATGTTGCAAAAGTAAAAGAAAAAAAAGCCCTGCCTTTTTAGGGGCAGGGCTTAAGTCCTCAAGGACTAGTAGCTATCAGCTACCAGACTCACCGAGGAGGCCACGACAGACGACAAGACCGTACATGTCAGGACGTACCATCTTCTTGGCGTAGCGTGTCATCACGCCCTTGCGAGGTACGAAGTCCTCGACACCGAAGATAGTTGGCGTCACCTGGAGCGGTACGTATGGAGCGTACACGTAGCCAGACTCAAGGAAGCTGGAGCCCTTGCGACCAACGAGGATGAGGTTACGTGGGAAGTAAGGATCGACGTAAACGTCGAACTTCTTCGAAACGGAACCAACGTTGACAGCGCCAACAGTGCCACGGTCAGCATCAGCGGTAACGCTTGCGCGGAAGCCGGATGTGAACTCAAGGATGTTAGCAACCTCTGGAGACGTAACGAGGAAGTTTGCACCGCCACGTAGCGTCTTACGATGGATCTGAGCGGACACATCGTTGATGGTCTCGATGAGCGTCTCGTACCACTCGGAAACCGTACCAGTGAAGTCAGGAGCAGCCGCAGTAGCGCCAAGCTCAAGACCCGTGGAACGATCCACGAAGAGGCCAGGCGAACGGCTCCAGTAGTACGTACCAGCGGTAGCACCCTGGATAAGATCGTTTACGATCTCACGGTCGATCTCAAGAGCAATCTGCTCGGAGAGGATGCTTGTAAGCTCAACCTCTGCATCCAAGTTGTGGAATGCGTTGAGGTCCTGACCAAGCTCTGGGGACCACTTGGCCTTGAGCTTCTTAGTCACGGCTGTGACGCTCACAGAATCGACCTTGATATCGATCTCTGGGATCTGATCCTTACCAGCGCCACCCTCTCCTGATACGTTAGTTGCAAGCTCAAGTGGGAAGTTGCTTCCCTCGATAGCACCAGCTGCTGCACCAGCAGTTGTAAACGTATCGGCAACTGGGTACCCAACAACGCCGAATGCATCGCCAACCGCAAAAGCATTTGTACCGGCAACGTGTGTAATTGCCGTACCTGCTGTATTGGCAAAGACAAATCTCAGCGTATCAGAATCAACCTTCTGCGTCAAGCGTCTTACAAGCTGCGTACTTGCAGGCATTGTAGAGGCAGCAGCACCGTCATCAATTGTCAAGATAGCGGTCCCGTCTCCTGCTTCAATAGCGGTTAGAAGGTCTAGGTTGAGGTCCGACATCTTAGCAAAGTCAGTGTCAAAAACTGCAACAGTCCAGGTTGTCTGCGCAAGAAGATCTGGGTCGAAACGAAGAATCTTCTTTTCCGCCTCAGTAAGAGCGCTCACCAACTTAGAAGCAATTTGAATTGTCTCAATAACAAGACCACCGTTTGTGGCATCGTCAGCGTCAGTGCCAGACGTGACAACAGAGCCTGTTGGCGAAGAATAGGCATTTGCCATGTTGTAGAAGCCGCCGCCCTCTTCAGTAATCTCTGTCACACCACCAGTAAGCTGGCTACCAACAACACCACCACCATAAATTGAATCTGGCGTAGTGCCGTCAATACCAAGACGGTCGTTGGAGTACGTAAAGTCGAGGAAGAAGATGAGACCTGCCGGGAGGCTCATCGGCTGAACGCTAACGAGGTCGTTGGCCAAAAGACCACCGAACACGCGACGAACAATTGGGAATGCAACAGCAGCGAAGCCCTCAACATCGCCAGCTGCCATGGTGGAGACCTCACGAAGAAGCTCCTTAGCCTGGTTCTCAAGTAGACGTGACATGCTAGCACGATCACGATCATCGGAGATACCCTCAAGGAGACCCGTGGCCTCCCACTTGGACTGAAGTGCCGCGCCTTCCTTTGCAAGATCGCGGTCAACAATGCCCTCTGTTAACTTCTGTAGTATAGACATGATTAAAATCCTCCTAAAATTTATCTATCTTTAATTCCTGCCAAGAGTTTCATTCTATCTGAGAACAGATTTGAATTGGACTCTTGAATCTTTCTTCTCGGCAACATAGATGAAGGTCTTGATACAGCCTCACTCAGTGATTGCGGACCACTCTTACGAGAAGTTCCCACTGCGTTTTGAAGTGTTTCATACAACACCTTCGCCTCATTTACCGAACCTGCATTAGAGAGAGCTTCGACAATCGTTTCCTTTTGTCGCTCATTCAGGGAGGACTTTCTCAACACGCGGTTCGTATAAAGTAGTTTAGCGTTAGCAAGGTTAACCTCATCCAGCCTCTCCTTCAGAGCTTCTACAGCTTCCTTCAACTTAGCGTTGACGGACTGATGCTTCTGGAGGGCTTCCTGTAGGGTCTTGCCAACCTTTAAAAGTTCATCTCTTTCTTCTTTGTACTCGTCGGACTGTGCCATAGCGGCTGCAAGCTCTTCATTGTGCTGCATGACAGACTCTGGTGTGCCTGCCCAACCGCTCTTTGTTGGCATTAAGTCAACAACAAGACTTTCAACAATTTCTTCGATATTCTCTTCGGAAAGCTCAAGACTTTCTTCGTTCAAGTTTTTCAATGCAGCCAATTCAGTGCTACCACGATCTTCATATTGGCTCTTTTGTTCATCACTTAGGTTTTTTGGAGGGACCATAAAGATTTGATCTTTATGAACCACACTGAGGTCGATTTCTGGTCCACCCTTTGCGGTCTGATAACCAACAAAAAGCTCAGAGGAAATACCAAGTTTTTCTGCAATGTCCTCTAGCGTATCGCCTTCCACAGCAGTGTACGTTTGCCCCTCTTCTCCTTCAAACATATCAATAGTTTCTTCGTCTAGCTCTATTTGGCCTTCATCCATGGACGGAACTACCTCAAGATCCTCCACGCCCATCTCCTCTTCAAGAGCATCAATGTCACGAGTAATGGACTCAAGCATGGCCTGTAGCTCCCCACGAGTAACGTCAATCTCTACTTCGTCTTCTAGATCAGAATCATCGTCTAGATCAGTGAGCGATGCATAACCAACATCTCCAAGCTCCTCTTCCTCGCCTGGTGCGAATGTGGCACCAGTCTCTGCATCAACAGGGTCAGGAGCCATACCTAGTCCACCCGGAGGAGCACCAATATCAGCAGGAGGCGCACCGATATCCATCGGAAGAGCAGCGGCTGCTAGGTCTTGCTCCAGAAGCTTCTCTACAGCTTCTTCAATCTTTGGAGCATATGCCTCAAGCAAAGATGCCTCTGCATTTTTAAGAACAGCCTCTCTAAGAGCCTTCGCATCAACAATTGCATCGTCAAGTAAAGATGACATTAATAAATCCTCACAATAGTTATTCATGAATAAATAGTATTACAATAAAGTAAAATCCAATTTTACCTTATCTGTTTTGTTTTGCTTGCTTCATTTTAAGCTTTCTGAGGACTGCTTCTCTGCGCATCTTGTCTCTTCTCTTCTTTACGGATGGCTTTTCGTAATACCTACCCTTCCTGAAGTCGTCTGCGATGCCGCTTTTCTTAACCTTTCTTAGAAATCTTTTAATAGTTTTCTCGATTGGTTCATTTCCTTTCGGTTGAATCGAAACGTGAGATGGTCTCTTTCCTTCCTTTGGGGGTTGTCTATGTGTATTATTGTATCTTCTATCTCTTCTATCGTCGTAATTTCGATAATGATTATCTCTTTTATATGACATTATTTCCTCTAACTTGATTTATCGACACCAACAGTATCCTCCCATGAACCAGAAGGGACTCTTGCTGCCTTAATTGTCGTAATACCAGCAATGACTGAAGCTGATGTTTCTTGAGAAGAATCGCTCATTAAGTAAAGCTGCGTAACTCTGAAATCTGCGGAGAACGAACTACTAGGCTTAATCACAATGTAATTTGCATTTGGATTATTTAAACCACCAGAGGCAAAGGCGAGCCTGATGTCTGAACTAGTATGTGAATCACCCAACTCATCATTCCTGACAACAACAAACTTGGTCACACCCGGAAAGGTGATCTTGGTGTAAGTATCGGAAGCTGACGCTGGGACATCCAGCGAAGCTGTTGCAAATGGGCGACAACTAACCTGATAACTTCCCACATGGTTAAACCCTGGTTCATGATATCCGAAAATTGGTTGCCCCGTTTTGGGGTCTGTGTTACTAGCCATTAAACATCTCCGTCTTACTTAACTAAATAGTGTTAAAATATTAAATATCACTAAAACCGTTTCCTGTGCTTGATCCGCCGCCAGAGGAGGCTATTACATCTTTTACTGCAAATCCTCCTTTACCTCGCGCACCCTTAGAGCGTCTTCTGCGTCTTTTATTTCTTTTCTCTTTAGGAGTTTCCGACTCGCTGGCTGAACCTGCGACATAAGAAACTTTTGGCCTATCAGCTACCGTACCGTAGGCAGCAGAACGAAATCTTGGACCACTCTTCGTTGCAGCAGCTGTATCGTCGTTACTATAATCTTGTTCTGCTATAATGACGATTCTAAATTCATCCAAGTCTGCCATCGCTTGTCTGGCAGTTGCATTAAGAGTAATCTCATTTACAGACCCGTTGCTCCATGAAGAAGCCTGCTGAATTGCCGAGAAAGCAACAAAAGGGAATTCTCCCTTTCCGAAATCTCCATTAACATATTCGGCTGTGGTGCTGCCTGTCGTAGTAGAAGAGCCCTTAAGAACAATATAATTATTTTGTTTTGCTCCTGTGCTTGGCGCTGTCAATTTTAATGTCGCCGAAGCAGGAGCTACGGTAATAGAGCTAGTATCAAACACCATAAAAATTCTATGAATATCATAGGGTCCAACTGATGTCGCTATCTTTAGGCCGAGAGTAGTTGGTTCTGACGCAGTACCGGAACTAGACTGCCTAGCAGTATTCCAAGTAGCTGCATTGTCAACTTTAATAACGGCACTATTTGATGCGGTAATATCAGGCATTAGATAGTAGTCTCCGTAACAGACGTCAGGATTCCCCAACCTCCATTTTCTGTTTCCTCTTCAGTTGTAAAAAAATACTTTAATAAAAAAGATCTTAAAGTGGGTACCGTCTCTGTCGTCTTAGAATTTATGTCTGCCTGAAATTGACTTAAAAACTCAGATGCCGTTAGGGATCTTGCAATCCAGTCGTCTCCCTCTTGGTGTGGGTAGTCCCAAGCCTGAACAAAGCCATTTTGCCATGTAATGACAACAGAGAAAGTCCTCATTAGATAAGGTTCTTCCACTTGTTGCCACCTAAGGCCATAATGCCAGAGATATCAATTCCAGAATCTCCAGGGTCTGTACCACCCAATGGGCTAGCCATCTGTGTTGCAGAGCCCTGTGCTGGTGCTGGAGTCGTTCCCTCAAAGAGATCAACACCACCATATGCGTCTGCTCCAATGGCTTCCATTAGGCGCTTACGGTGCTCCGCCACCCTGTCAGAAACAGACGGTGCTGGAGTTTGTGCAACCTGCTTTTTTTTTGGTCTCTGCTCTGTCTTAGCTTCCAAGACTGGAGCAGGAGTACCTAAACCTTGCCTGACCTCTGCGATTACGTTAGATAAGATGCCTTCCTCAAGAATACTCTCTCGTATGCATTCTTTGATTAAGGGTTTTAGTAATGCTTTTAGTTCAGACTTTTTCATTTTATTTCCTTAAAATTTCGTTCATTAAGTTGTGTAAGTTTTGGTTTTTGTTCTCACCCAAGCTAATACCAATTGACGGAGTTCTCTGTAGAGAGATACCAGACATTGGCTTGATAAAAGCTCCCGGTGCTGATGGATCTGAAACAACATCAAAACAAATAAGATTAAAATCATCTTCTACAACAACGTGTTTACCACGCTGTTTTACAGACCCCAAGCCTCTAGAAGAAATACCGATGCCACAAGCAGATTCTGCGAGGGCTCTCAAGGTTCTTCCAGATGGTGTATTCAATACTTCAATTTTTCCCATAACGCTGTTGCCTTCCCACCAGACCTCTGTGACCAAGTGAGAACAATTCTTCAACTCAATCACAGAGGAGTCTGGATGGTCTAACTCGCCTAAGGCACGTCTAGTGTCTATAAGCTTCTGGTAGTTTTTCATTTCTCTTGCGAGAATCTGCTTCGGGTAAACTCGTCCATTTCCGTTAAGAGCATCAGCTTCCTGAATCTTACCGGTCATATAAAACGATACACCTTCTGACATTCTTTTTTTCTCGCTCTCCGTGAGGTAGTCAGGACAAACTCCACCATCACAAAGTGCAAAATATTCTGTTAACAATTGCTTAGACATAATGAAAAAACCCCTTAAGAATGCGGGCGCTACCCGCGCGAGCTACGAACCGGAACAGCAGCGTGCGACAGGTCGTAGTAACCAACTACGACTTGATATGTTGCACAGTAGTGGCATATCTCACCCCCTTATCTTGGATTATCATGCTCAACATGTAAGAAGTCCCTGAACCTACACAACCACAAATTAAAAAATTAGCGAGTGTGTAGTCGAAAGTAAATAGTTCGGTCCATCGGTTAATCGCAAATAAAAACCACCCTGCATGAAAACTCATATATCTTTCCATATGGTGTAGTGAACTATCTTATGAACATGTCTTTCAGAAATCATCTTTATTGACTTTTATGTTGGCTGTTTATTTTTATTCCTTCATCGTCCAGTACCATAGATAACATATATGATGTGCCAGCACTGACCCAGCCGCAAATAAAAAAGTTTACGACGGTATAGTCAAAAGTAAATAGCTCTGTCCATGGGCTTATCAAAAACATAAACTTACCAGCCCAATAACCAAAACAAAGCGTGCAATGAAACAACTTTCCGAAACCCCAAAGCCATTCTTTAGATGGCCTTATCTTGTTAAAAATACTAGCGTACACTACAAGATAAGTTAGTCCATGACATGCAAGGACAAACCAAAGTAGATTCATTATTACTCCTGATTCTCTAAAATGTAACTCATCCAGTATGGGCTTCTGTAGTAGCCTGGAACTATAGAGCCCTTCTGCTTGTCTTGTGGAACTTCGCCTAGCTCCGTAGATTCTTCTGAATCTGGCTCAAGTATTCTGTTATTTATGAGGTCGTCAAAGTCTTCCCCATACTCAAAATAAGGTCTTTCACTCTCAATCCACTTCGAAATTGTAAGAAGAATTATTTTAATTGGAGCTTCCATATTTGATTCTGGTATGGCGGCCTCAAAAGAGTCTAGCGTTGAGCCTCCCTGTACTGATTCTGGTGAGATGACGCCACGAGAAGATAGGTATTTAAACAGTCTATCGGCAGCACCGTATGCAACGTCTCCGTTTACGCCATCCTTTTTAAAAGTAACAATCTTCTTTTGCTCTGGGCGTAAGATAATATCTATATCTGCATGATCATAGACAATAATATTTCCATCTAATGTTTTCTTAGCCTTAAGAGTAAAGGAAGCAAGAACCTCATTCTCATCTACAACTTTAACAATCACTTTCTTTTCTGACGGTGTAAACCGAATTCTTACGTCGGGCATCTTAAACCTCCACAACCAAAGCCTGTATCTTCAAGATTGTCTTGATCATTACATCACTGATAGGCTGTGATCTAAAGTTTTCCAATATAGTCAAAATCTCTCTATTTTTATTACCAAGAGATTCGTCTAGGATAACTTCTCTCTTGGCTTGCAAGTTTTTGACCTCGGTCTTTAAGCGACTAATCTCATCATTTATAAAGAGCTTAAATTCTGTGGAGGTCTCTGGAGAAAGTGTTACATATCTTGAAAGTAAATCTTTCTGACTTTCGTTTAGAGAAGAGCCGTATTTCTCGTTAAACTTCTGCACAAAGATGTTGTATGTGATATTGTCAATTGGTTTCATCTTGGGGGAACTTTGGCGTGGTGAAGTCATAAGATCAATCACCTTTTCTTCCAGTATGACCCTCTGTGCAATTGACACCTTTGGGGAAAACATTTGTGAGATTGTAGCTAGTGTCTTGTAGTTAGAAATAAAGTTATTAAAGATAGATTTAGACAGGTCTGTGTTGACCTTTTTAATGACTTGTGACTGCTCATCAAAAATCTCTTGCTCTCCAAGTGTATGATAAACTCTTTTAACTTCAGATAAGATTCTTTCTGCCGTCTCTCTCTTCGCATCAGTCACTTCACATAAAGTTTTGTATAAGTTTAGTTCACGATGGAGAACAGTCGTAGTATTGAAGTGCTCTTTAAGGATAGAGGCAATTGCGTTCTTAGTAGTCGTATCGGACTGTATGGCAGCCTTTGTCATTTCCTTTACAAGACACTCATACAAAAACGCAGTGTTTCTCTTCTTATTATGCTTCATCGGTCTTTGTCTCCATTGTTTTAAGATTTTCTAACAATCTCTCTGTTTCGTAACTTATAGAGAAAATTCTTTCTTCTTGAATGTTTTGTTCTCTCTCGTAATTAGTAGCTTCCGACGTTATACCTTTCTGGAGCGTGCTAATACTATCATGTCCGTAATATCCTGGGCCTATTGAACGCATGGTACCACCAGAAGCTGCCTCAGGCACTGCGGTCCTCGCTAGAGACTTAAGCCTTGGGCCTCTAGATTTCCTTCCATCCTGCTTTTTCTTACTTGGGTTAGTCCACCTAAAATCTTCGTCTCTTTTGCCTGGGGTTGCCAAAAGTGGGGTAGCTTCTGCCGCTTCTCCACCTCCGGTATCTGCAGCTGGCTCTGCGGCTGGCTCTGGCAAGCCACCAGCATCTTCTCCGCCTGGTTCTGCCAACGGCATATCACTTGCTCCAGGCAAGCCCTCGCCTCCCTCAAAGCCTCCTGCCATACCGGCATCCATGCCACCCGCAAGCGCACCAGCGGCTTGCTGACCAGCAGCTTCACCAACTGCGTTAAGCTCAGCCTCATACTTACGGTCGTGGTAAATCTCTCTCTTGTTACGAATAAATTCTTCCTCAGACATTCCAAAGAGATTTTCTGCGACCCAACGCTTAGAGAAGAAGCCATCAGTAGCGTTTGTTGCGACAGAGAACTTCTGATTCCAATGCTCAAGCTCTTGGATTTCTGCAATCTTAGATGGATTGTTAAGGGCAAGAGTAAAGCTGATTAGGTCTTCACCACGGAACCCTAGTGTATGTAGGTGAACAATACCAATCTTTTCTAGCTCGGATAGGAGTGGACGCTGAAGTCTTTGCACTGTTCTCGCAAAACGGATATCTTTCTGTGCGAGAGTAGTTTTGTCTTCAGAGCCCCCCTCACCTTGGGTGAGGTAAGCAGCAGGGATCTTTAGAGCAGAGAACAACTTGTCTCTCAGATATTTGACATCATCAATATCATGGTTTCTCTCTTGGCCCCCAACGCTTTCAATAGAAGCAAACTTTGTTCCACCACGAACAGGAATGTAATAGTCCTCTTCGATGCTCATTGGATTGTAGCGAAGATCAACACGGCCAGTGTTCTGGTTGACTACTTGATTTCTCTTCATTGCAGTGATGACTCTCTGCATGTACTGCTCGACATCTTGAGGTGGAATGTTGCCGACATCAACATAGAAAGCCTTTCTGGCTGGTGCCCTAACAATACGGTATGCCATCATGGCATCTTCCATTAGTGTAAGCTGACGCCAAATACGGCGGGCTGGCTCTAGGACTGATGTTCCGTATGGGTGGTATTTATCATTCCCTAGGATACGGAAGTGAGCCATCTGCCAGTTTTCAAATGTCATGCCTGCAGCGTTCCACTGGAACTGGATATAGTTTGGATTTGTCTTGTCTTCGCCCTCTAGCCTCTCAATCTCGTTTGGGGGGAGGCCGATTGCATGACGAACACCATATGTTTCGTCAACATCCAAGTAAAGGAAAAAGTCTCCATACTTGCACATTGTACGAGCCCAACCAAAAAGATTAAACTTAACATTTAGAACGTCATTATAGAGACTGTCGAGAATGGCCCTAATCTCTTCGTTGGGACACTTGATCTGTAGCATTTCTGCTAGAGGTGAAGAGGTTGTCATTTCATCTGCATAAATATCAAGAGCCGATGCAATCTCTGGCATGTATTCCATTTGGTCAGAGTCTACATATCTTTCCGTTCTATTCTGGTTCGCCATATAGTTTGAGTTCATAGACTCAAATGGATTATAATGTGACCTTTTGAATTCCTGCCCAGAGGCAGACTTAAACATATGTCCGTACTTATCAAGCTGTTGCTTGCGTATTCTGCGGCCTGTTTGTGTTCTACGGCTGACAATAGGGCCAGAGAATAACTTTGTTAGCCTCTTGTATATATCAGATGCAGGATTTCTAGGATTTCCACTATTTTCGTCAGCCATTTATTACCCCTTCATTAGCCAGATGAATTGTTCTTGTTGCTCTAGTGCTGTTTTCTTTTTATTATCAAAGCTATTATGCCCTAACATGCCAGGTATGGTTGTGTCAAGTTTTTTATTTGTAGCAATCAAAGAACTAAAGAAAGCTTCTCTATATTCCATTTCCCTCTTATTTGCAGTCAATGCAGTATCTCTTACCCAACAAGAAATTGCCAAAGACATGATAAGGTCATCGTTGTAGCCTCTCATGGCCTGTGGCTTTCCATTATTCCAAATAAAAGTCTCCATTTCGTTACATAAGCGATTCGAATGTATAATAACTAGTTTATTTCTGATAAACTCTTCCATTTTAGCAACAACTAAGGGCCTCGTCTTAGTTGTTGTGGAGAAACCCGGAACTGAACTAGCATTAGTGTACGCCACTTCTTGCTCTATGTATTCGTGGGTTCCTTTCAACGAATAATATATATTAGAGTATCCAAGCAATTCAAGCTTCTCTAGAACAGAAATACCAATACCAATATTCTCAACAACTAAGAGGGCATTACCATACTCTTTCCCAACTTGGTCTAGGATACTAGCGTACATGTCAAGGCTTGGTTTGCCCTGATATTCTGCTACCTGCTCCATCGTAGAGACTTTGAATACGTGAAAAGCAGAACTATCTTTACCGTCACCTCTAGCAACATCTGCCACAAGTAAATAATTCTCTCCAGTTACATATCTTTCCCAGATCCAATAATTTCTATCAAAGCCTGTTCTGTAACTTGGCTCCTTGACAGTTTGTTTTATGAAAGCAATATCGTCAGGGTGTACCACAGTTTCGCCGGATGTATTGAAGTTACACTCAAGCTCCTGTGCAATCTGGCGTCTTGACATATTTCTTGTTTCTTTCTCAAACCATTTAAGATCTCGCTCGGGATGAACATCCCATGGGAGGTTGGAGGGAAAGAAATCGTTCTCTCCTGCTTCTGCATCGACATACGTTTTGTGAAACCAGTTACCAATACCGTTTGGCGTGCTTAGGGCGATACAACGCCCACCAGTTGACAGTGTAGGGTACAGGCCCGTCCAAAGTTCCTCTAAGCCTTCGATGTGGGCAGCCTCGTCTAGAACCAAAAGTGAAAGGGCCTCCGAACGACCAGCGTCTCCAGAAGTGGATGCTGCTTTAATCTGCGACCCGTTGCTCAATTCAAAAGAAGACCGGTTGTCAATATTAATATCAGCAATACGAATCCACTCTGGTAGATTCTTCATAATGCTTTTTACTTTCTTTACCAAGTTTGTTGCAGTCGCAAACTTAGTTGCCATAACTAATACATTTTTGTCTCGATGAAAGAGCAGAAGCCAGACAACATAGGCTGCAACAATTGTTGACAAACCAAGCTGTCTAGCTTTCAAGATAATGTTGAAACGATGATCGTTGAAGTTAACCAACATATCATCTTGATATGGGAAAGTAGTAAAGGGTATTAGACCCTCAAGGGGGTGAGAAATCCTACAGTAGTTATTGATAAAGTAAGCTGGGTCTTTGCCAGACTTTACAACCTCTTTTAAGATTTCTTTTTTTGTTAGCTGGTAAGCCATGCTGGCCTACTCTTTCTTTCTAGAATCGTTCTCTGGTCTCTTGCCCGCGAAGCCACCTTGGTCCAAGAAAGTCCTAAATTTAACATCCATACGATCCTCGGATGGGGCCTTGACTTCCTCAACCTCGTTTAGTGTACCAATATTGTACATTCTGTGCGCTTGACACCATGTGCGAACTCTTGAAGTGTTCTGAACAATGACGTTTACATCACCGTCTGCGGTAAGCGTGAGAGAATCGCCTGTGATTGCTTTGTACTCTTTCTTTAGGAACGTAGCAATATCATTGATCATAGACTCGACATTAGACTCAAAAGGAGTAGAATAGATCTCTTTAAGCATCACTTCA